ATTACATCAGCGACAACGAGGACTATATCGCCCAGTACCATGCTTTCCGCATGGCTATCCAGACGAGCCGGCACAAACCCTACGAGATCGTGTGCGACAACCAAGGCGGCCACAAGAAGAACGCGGCGCTGGGGCTTTTCTCGAAGATCAGCCGTATCCACCGCCCGACAGCTCCGTATAATGGCGAATCTAAGACGATCGAGAACATCTTTTACCGCTTCCAGAGCCAGGTATTGAAGAAACGTTTCGGTTTCACCGGGCAGAACATTACGGCAAAGAGAGAGACAAGCTGTCCGAATTTGGAATTCATCAATGCGAATATCGACTCCCTTCCCACATTGGAGGAACTGAAGGAACAGTATGCCGCTGCCCGTGAGCAGTGGAACTCAATGAAGCACCCGGCCACTGGCATCCCCCGTATTGAGATGTACAATACCAGCGTGAACGAGGGCACCGATCCGGTCAGCGTTCCTGATATGGTGGAGATGTTCTGGTACACAACCGATAAACCGTCGCTGTTCACCGCCAGCGGTATCGAGATCACGGTACAGGGAAAGAAATACCCTTACGAGGTTTTCTCCGCTCCTGGTGAGCCTGACCTGGAATGGCGCCGGCGTAATACCTACAAGAAGTTCTATGTCCAGTACGATCCCTATGACATGAGCAGCGTACGGTTGCTTTACAAGGACAAGGGCGGTGCGATGCGTTTCGAGTGTGTGGCCTCGTTCCCGCTGATGATCCACCGTGCCCAGCAGGAGCAGACGGAAGCCGAAAAACGTTTCATCCGCACCCAGCAGGAGGCCGTCGTCAATGAGCGTATAAACCGTCAGGTCGTCGCCAAAGATATCGAGTATGAGCATGGTGTCGCACCGGAACAGAACGGTTTGCGTACTCCTGACCTGAAAGGTCTCGGAAAGGAGGCGCAACGCCAGATTGACCGCCGCACGAGAAAATACAGCCAGCCGCCCCGTCCTTCCATAGGCCGTGACATGAAAGTCATCAGCAACGTGACATGGGACAGCTTTGAGAAGAAGAAAGTGAGCATCCGCAAGGTGGTCGGGAAATTATAAGGAACAGATTTATAACAAGATAAAAAATATTGATTATGGAAATTACAATGAAAGAGAAGAACGCCATCAGTGAGAGCCTCCGGGCTTACGTGGCGAAGTATCCGAGCCAGACGAAGGCCGCGGGTAGTCTGAAGGGAGTCAGTGTGGGTACTGTGAGCAATATCCTGAACGGGCGTTATGAGAATATCAGTGACGAGATGTTCCGTAATGTCGCCTCGCAGGTCGGTGGTGTAAGCGCTACCGGTTGGCAGATCGTGGAGACTGGCGCTTACCAGGAGATCACGGCTGTGCTCTCCGATGCGCAGCGCTGGCGCAATGTCACATGGGTGACTGGTGAGGCCGGTTGTGGCAAGAGTACCACCGCCCGTGTTTACCTTCATGAGCATAAGGAGGTTTTCTATATTCTCTGCTCCGAGGACATGAAGAAAGGTGACTTTGTCCGCGAGATAGCCCGCACGGTCGGGATCCGGACTGAAGGGTATAATATCCGTGAGGTGTGGGGACTTATTTTGGATGATATCATCCAGATGGACGCGCCCCTGCTGGTGTTCGATGAGGCGGACAAGCTGACCGAACCGGTGTTCCACTACTTCATCAGCCTGTACAACAAACTGGAGGAGAAATGTGGCGTCGTGTTTTTGAGTACCGATTATATTGCCAAACGCATCAGCAATGGTCTGCGATACCAGAAGCCTGGCTACAAGGAGTTCTACAGCCGTATCGGACGGAAATTTTATGAGCTGGAGCCTACAGACGTGAACGACGTGTTCGCGATCTGTTCCGCCAACGGTGTGACTGACAAAAAAAACATTGATAAGGTGATAAAGGAGGCTTCGACATGTGACTTTGATTTGCGGCGTGTGAGGAAGTCCATTCACAAGGTGAAACGCATGGTGGGGGAATGACTCCCGTTCAAATACCGTTCAAACGTAATTTTAAGGATATGGAAAACAAATTTGAATACTTAAAGATCGACGGTCGCGAGCAGCTTCCTGCTCCCTGGAGCGATTACCCAGTCTTGAGGGAATACGAGACGGTGACCGTTTACCGGAATGGTCGCGACTACCTGGACGCCCTTGTTGGACAGCAGGACGGCTGGTGGGTTGCCGGCGTTCACATGGAGGTGGGCGGTTCCGGTGGTGGTTTCAACCCGGGACGTAAATGGGGACAGTTTGCCACCCGTGAGAATGCCCTTCTGTGGGCACTCGGCAGGATGCTCTGCCACGAGAAACTGCGGGGTGCCGCACGGCAGGCCGTGCTTGATCAAATAGACAATATCCGACAACTAAAACTGTTCTGACCATGGAAGAAGAGAAAAAGGATAATAAAAAAGCGGGCATGAGACGTGCCTTGAATGTCAGGGACATTCTGAACAAGAAGTATGACGTATTCCCTTTTGAGGGGAAATGGAAGGATGCCTTCGACACTCCGGAAGTCCGGGGCTGCTGGTTCGTGTGGGGCAACAGTGGTAACGGCAAGACCTCTTTCGTGATGCAGCTCTGCAAGGAACTTTGCAAGTATGACCGTGTGGCGTTCAACTCCCTGGAGGAAGGAACTTCTCTGACAGTCCAAAATAACCTGCGGCGCTTTGGTATGGCCGAGGTAAGCCGCCATTTGGCGTTCATCAAGGAGGACATCCCCACCTTGAAGATCAGGCTCCGGCGTCATAAGAGTTTCAACATCGTGATCATTGACAGCTTCCAATACACGCAGATGACGTATCGTGACTATATCCAGCTGAAGGAGGAGTTTCCGGACAAGCTGTTTGTTTTCATCAGCCATGCCCGCGGCAAGAATCCTAAAGGTGATGCGGCCACGAGCGTGATGTATGATGCCGACCTGAAGATATGGGTGGAGGGCTACGTCGCCTTCAGTAAGGGACGTTATCAGGGGGCCACCGGTGAATACACAATCTGGGAGAAGGGCGCCTATGACTATTGGAATGTGGCGGGACCGAGACAGAAAGGAGGCCAGGCATGAGCAGGATAAAGAAACAGCTGGAGATTTGTCCTCCCGCCTATATGTGCAAGGGGCCTAACCGTGAGAACTTCGTCAGTACCGGCCACAAGTGCGGTTACTGTAAGGGTAACGGCTGGTTCTGGGGAATGGAGGAGGGCAGCCGCGAGGACGTGCATGTGCCCTGCCCGGTGTGTGGCGGTAGCGGTGAATTGGATGCGATTATAACAGTGGATTGGAAACCAACAAATAAATAATCATCATGGGAAAGAAGAAAGTAATAGAAAATTGTGTAGGTACCGTTACCGTTTCCACCAGAATCCAGAACGGTGCCATAACGACCACCTACCAGTTCAAGGCTGGTTTTGCCGCCCATAACTGGACCGCTAAAAGAGCTAAGGACGTTGTCCGGCAAATGAAGTCCGGTGTGAAAAATATGATTTTCGCGGATAAAGAACATTTTGGTATCACTGATACGTCCAAAGTGACATTTTACGGTGGTGTCAAAGTTCTTGAGTGCGACTATATTCTTGAGAAATAACATATAATTATTAATGATTAAAATTTTACTAAAATGATTACAGAGAAACAGAAAGCGGCAGTAATGGAACTCTGCCGGTACGTGGAGAACTTTTGTAAGGAGAACGACCTTAGCGCTTTTATGAGCGTTGCGGCCAGTGAGGAGCATCCGGACGGGCTTGAGCAGGTTGCTGGTTCAATCGTGACCGGCAAGGGTGACCATGTTATGGGTTCCATATCTGGAACCGTCAAGGCTGACAAACGTGTCTGCATGTTGCTGTCCATGGCGCTGATGCAGGCCCAGGTGAGAAAGGCGGATATCAATGTTGTCCCATCTTGTGGGAATTTGAACATGAACTGATGAATGTAGTATAAATAGTTATGAGTGAGAATAACAACAAGCAGAAACGTAAACGCATCTGTCCGCATTGCGGTCGAAAGTTGTGGATGCGTGAGTTCTATCCGCTGAAGAATGGGGGGCGGAGTTCTTGGTGCCATGAATGTGTGCTGGCGTACAAGCGTGAACAGTACTGCAAGCACCGGAAGGTTGCTGACGGTACTTTCATGCATCGGACACTGGGACGGCTCGTCGAGCATAAGGGATATTCTACCCGTATCTTTTGGAACGGCAATATGCTTTCCATCATGCATCGCCATTATCATAATACCCTCAACCGGGAGCTGGCTGAAATGCTTGGCGTTTCCGAACGCAGTGTTACCCGGAAGGCCCGAGAGCTTGGACTGGAAAAGGATAAAGATTTTGTAGCCTCCCTTAGTCGGGAACATCTGCTGCTGGCAAATGCGAGGAGCAAGGAACTGGGATATCCGGGCGGCTTCACCAAGGGGATGAAGTTCCGGGGAAACCAGTACACCGGAAGGATAAGAGTTGAATAATTCAAAGTAATCATGGAAAGGAGCTAATATGAGAATAGAAACAAAATTCACGCCCGGTCAAAAGGTTTGGGGTATCTACAACAACAAAGTGCAGGAGTTCTTGGTGGAAACAGTAGAAGCTACCTCTAACTTTAATTATGATACCAATGGACCATACACCCCGTTTTGCAAATATAAACTACGTATAGGAGAAAGTGCTGGGTATAGGCTTGAAGTTTATGAATCCGATTTAGAAAAAAACTATGCACCATCTAAAGAGGAACTATTAAAATCACTATAACAGAGTAATTATGAGTAGAAAAGAAATTTTGATAAAATGGAAAACTGTTGAGGAACAAACACCGCTTTTTCCTGATGGTGTGATTTTTATAAAAGAAGACACCTCTATTGAATATCCTTTGGCTCTTGTTCCTATTCCGCAGGGAAGACATAAGAATGGAACGAGAAAACAGCGGGAGAATGCTAAATTAATAGCCGCTGCGCCTGAATTGTTTAGGGCATGTAAAGAAGCGCTTAGGTATGTTTGCGCTGAAGAGCCTGTTTATGACATTTTATGTGATGCAATTAAAAAGGCAACTGAATAATCTTCAAGACAATAAAGTTATGAGTAAAAAAATGGTAATTGTGACCACTGCTGCGGGTGTCCGTAAAGTGGTGGAGAAATGGCTTGGAGAGAATATGACCTGCGAGCTGGTCGTGTCACGTAATGCACGTCGCGAGTGTTGTGTGGAAGTCATCTATGATAGCGGAAACCCTTCGGTCTTGCGTACTCTTCTGCGCTCTGCCGTGGGTGAAATCATAGAGTTGTGTTGATGTGGTATGAATAGTTTGAGTTAATGAAAATCTGAAAAGAATGGACATATTTGAATTTTTCAACCAGTATAAGTGTACAAAAAATGAAAAAGAGCATCTTCTTGATTATTTGTGTACTATCAGAGTAAAGAGAGTGATTAAGGAAATCAATGACCTTAAAATAAGCAATAAAAGAACAGCATCACCATGCAGATAGACATCAATACCCGTAAACGGCTAAACAAGCCCGAGAATTATTCGGCGTTTTACAGCCTTTTGAACCGCCTTCCGACATCGGATCGTGAGGCACTGAAGGAAAGCATCGTCTCCCAGTACACGGACGGCCGCACCACGAGCCTGCGCGAGATGACGCTGAAGGAATACAGCGCTGCCGTGGCCGGGATGCAGAAGCTGGTACCGCCCACTTACCGTGAGGAGCTCCGGAAGATTCTCCGTCAGAAGCGTTCCGCGGTACTGCACCAGATGCAGCTGCTGGGCATCGATACGGCCGACTGGGACAAGGTGAACGCTTTCTGCCTGGACAGCCGTATCGCTGGTATGGAGTTCCGTGAACTTGACTGTGAGGCGTTGGACACGTTGCAGGTGAAGCTGCGCGCCATCCGCCGCAAACGTGAGAATAAACAACAGTAATAACCATTTAATTTTTTAGTTATGGACTTGAAAGAACAATTAAAAAGCCTGTCCGCCCAGGACAGGAAGGAGCTTTTGAAACAGCTCCAGCAGGAAGAGAAGGAAAACAAGCGCAATCGTCGCGATGCCTACGAAGGGCTTCGTGCGCAGTTCATGCTTGAAGTGAAGAACAGGCTGTTTCCAGTTGTGGATGACGTGAAGGCCTTCCGTGACTGGGTAGAGAAGGAAGCCGCCTCTTTCCGTGACCTGATGCGTGACTATGGGCAACTTCGCAAGGATGACCAGGCGAGTTTCACCATCGTGGACGGTGACATGAAGCTGGAAGTGAGGAGTAACAAGGTGAAGAGTTTCGACGAGCGTGCCAACCTCGCCGCCGAGCGTCTGGTGGATTACCTGAAGCGTTACGCCATGAGCCGGGAACTCGGTACCGATGATCCGATGTACCAGCTCGGTATGACCATGATCGAGCGTAACCGCCAGGGTGATCTGGACTACAAGTCGGTGAGCAAGCTGTATGAGCTGGAGGACCGTTTCGACAGCGAGTACACGGAGATCATGGACCTCTTCCGTGAGAGCAATGTGGTGTACAAGACCGCGGTGAACTACTATTTTCATAAACGTGACGAGAACGGTGTCTGGCGCCGTATCGAGCCTTCATTCTGCCGGTTGTAGTTATGGAGAAGACGAAGAACATCGCGCCGCACGTCATGGCCTGCAAGCGTTGTGAAGGCAAGGGACGTATCTTTTACCTGGACCAGGGAGGAGCTCCTTTATCCGCAAAATGTCCGGTCTGTAATGGCAGCGGACGGGTGAAGGTGCAGAGCAAGGTGATCACCCGCATCGAGCCGTTTGTCCCGGGTGAGGATGACACCGAACTGATGACCATGTGATTTTGTTCACACTCTAAACAGAAAAACGCCGCATTCATACACGATGCGGCGTTTTTTTTATTAACATCCCCGGTTAAATGCCTAATTTTGCAGCATATACCTGAACTTATGGCCAAAGGACGAGATAAAAACCTGATAGAACTCCGTGATGAAGCCCTGTGCCGCCGTTACTATTACTGGACGGAGGTGCAGCGCCTGCGTTTTGATGATGCCCTGAAAGTGTTGTCCCGGCAGGAGTTTTTCATTTCCGAGGAGCGGATCATGTCCATTATCCGGCGCAAGTGTCGGGAACTGAAGGACCTGGAGGTGAAGCCCGTCTCAAAGGTTAAGAAACCCCGCCTGACAGCCGTCCAGCTTTCCCTGTTCACGGGGGAATGAACCTTCCCCTTACTGCATGGCCGACTCGTCATGCAGCGTGAAGGAATAAACCGTCTCGTACACCTTGATGTTTCCCGGCAGCGAATAGTCCCGGCTCTTTACCCTGACCAGCGGGCTGGTCTCTTCCGTGCACTGGAACTCCTGCAAGGCCTTGTACAGCTCTTTAGCCTTGAGCTGGC